CGGCGCCAGTGGTGCTGTCGGGTGCGCCGTCGTTGCGGACCCAGTTGGAGAACGACGTCGAGTCGACGGTGCGGCTCAGGCTCGCCATGGTGGAGCCCCACTCGGCCACGAACGTCTTGGCGATGCCGCGCTGCGGGTACCAGACGTAGGGCTGGCCGCAGAACACGGCGGGGGTGGCGCCGCTGGGGTCGATGGGGTCGCAGCCCCAGTCGAAGCCGTTGATGACGGCGGCGAGCTGGTCGAGCATGTCGCCCGCCTTCTCGGAGCCGATGTAGTTGCGGTCTCGGTTGACGCCGGTGGCGGCGAGAGCGGAGCCGTCGGGGTTGAGCAGCTGGGCGGCGGTGATGCCCATGTCCCATGGCGGTGTGAAGTTGTTCGTCGGCGGCGCCCACTCCATGAGGCCCTGAGCGATGGTGAACTGATCGACGCCAGCGAACGTGAGCGGCCCGCCGATGGGCTTGCGGGCGAGCATCCCGCGGTAGTCGACGGCGTTGATGTTCACGGTGTGGGTGGTCTCGCCGACGACGTCCTGGGTGTGGCCGATGGGCCCTCGGAACAGGATGCGGTTGGCGCCGGCGACGGTGTCCCAGCGGTAGATCACAAGGTCCTGGCTCAACTCTTGGAGGCCGGCGGCCGAGGGAGACCGACCGTCGATGACGCACGACGCCGTCGCAGCCCCATACAGGTCGAAGTGCAGTCGGATGCTGCGGGCGTCGACGAGCTCGGCGACGATGGCGTTGCGCTGGGCGGGCGGCCCGCGCCACACGGTCAGCACCCGGTACGGCAGTTGCCCCGGTGAGGTGAGGACACTCACAGCAGATACGGGTCGGCCCAGGTGGCGACGAGCTGGGTGCCGGTTCCGGTCGAGCCCCCACCTTGGAGGGCCATCTGAGTGAACTTCGCCGGCGCGCCGGGCGGAATGTACGGCCAGGGCTCGGCCGGGTTGATGGCGAGCTGGTTGAACACCGACTGCGTCGGGTCGCCGTCATAGAACGCGGTGCGGGCGGCGGTGTCGACTTGCACGTAGTGGCCGGCGGGGATCACATAGCCGGGCTGGAACCGAACCCAGGCGGTGGGCTGGCCGGCGACACCGAAGCTGGCATAGGGGCCGGTGATGGGCCCGTAGAAGCGCAGCACCGGGTAGGCGGTGAAGTCGCCGTAGTTGTAGAGGTTGACAGTCTGCGCGGCGGCCGCCGGGTAGACCCGGTCGAAGGTGAGCGGGTAGGCGCGTCCGGCGCCACCACCACCCAACGGCGCCACCGAGGCGGTGCGGACGTTGCTGTCGTAGACGAAGGGGCTCGCGGCCTTGAAGCCGAGCTGCACCGGGCTGACACTGGGGTGGTCGTAGGGGCCGGTCACCTGGGCGGCGCGGACGGTCATCGTGCGAGGGCTCACGTCTGTATCAACTTGGTAGGTCAGCGTCGGCCGTGCGCTGGGGTCGAGGTAGGGGGCCAACAGGTGCCACATCTTCTGACGGGAGCCCGCGGCGGAGGGGACCAGCGCGCCGGTGATGGTGACTGCGCGCTCGCCGAACAGGCGGGTGAGGTCGAGGGTGCCGTGGCGGCCCGGGTTGGGGTTGGAGTCCTCGCGCACGGTCGGGTAGCCAAGGTCCAGCTCTTCGACCCGGAACCCTTGGGCTGAGTCCATGAGGTCGACGGTGGCCGCGCCGGCCATGGAGAGGGTGAGCACCACCGGGCTGGAGCAGTAGGGCGCCATCACAGCCTCCCGGCGATGGTGGCGAAGTGCAGTTTGCTGAGCAGCAGGTCGACGTCGGCGCCGTCGCTCATGTTGACGTTCTCGATGTTGACTAAGGGCCCGCGGGCGCCGGCGGGGGCGGGGCTGATGACTTCGCCCGCGTGTGCGAACACGAGCCCGTCGCTGGTCATGAGCCCGCCTTGGGCGAGGTGGGGAATGTTGGGCAGCCCGATGGTCTGGCCGCCGAAGTGGACCGGGCCGATGGAGAGGTCAGGCGTCTTGAACTGGAGTCGGTTCCACAGGTCGATAATGGCGTTGAGGGCGCCCCGGAACCCCTCGGTGAGGAAGCTCCACATGCCGCCAAGTGCGGTGGTGATGCGCTTGGGGATCCCGGTGAGGAACCCGACGAGGTCGTTCCAGCGGTCAACGATGAAGTCGTGGACGGCCTGGGAGGCGTTGCGGGCCGTGTCCCACACGCTCGCGAATACTCGGCCGATGGTGGTGACTACGCCGGCGAGGAAGGCGATCACCTTGCCCCACGTGTCGACGATGAAGTTGTAGGCGTCTTGGAGCCCGGCCTTGATCCGCCCCCAGTTCTGCACGATGAGGTCCACGGCGATGCCGATGGGGCCCATCAGGATGGCGAGCAGCAGCGGCCAGTTGTCTCTGATCCAGTTCCACACGAAGGCGACGGCGTCCTTCATGGCGCCCCACACCGTTGACCAGTGGGTCGCCAGCTCGTAGATGGCGACACCGAGCACGGCGACCGCGGCGATGATGAGCAGGATCGGGCCGAGCGCCAAGCCTTCGGACACCGCGGCGGCGTCCTCGGCGGCGGTGGCGGCCTCGGTCGCGGCTGTACCGGCTTCGGTCGCGGCGGTCAGCGCGGTGCGGATGCCGGTGACGACCTGCATCACTCCGCCGAGGCCGGCCATGGCGGTGCCGGCGATGGTGATAGCGGGCCCGTACTTCTGACCGAAGGCGGCGGCGGCATCCTCGACATAGGCCTTCATCGCCTTGATGTGGCCGTTGAAGGTGTCGGCCTGAGCTGAGGCTTGGCCGCCGAGCTTGATCCCCAGCTCGGTGATGACCTCGTCGTGATCCTTGGCGGCGCCGGTGGCGTCTTTGGTGGTGACCCCGAACTCCTTGAGCAGCCGGGTGGCGCCGTTGTAGGTCTTGGAGAGCTGAGTGGCGGCGGCGTCGAGGCTCTCGTGCTTGGCGGCGGCGAGGTCGGTGGCCGTGTTCAGCAGGTCGAGGGCCTTCTGTGGGTCGCCGGTCGCTTGGGTGAGGATGCGCAGAGCGTCTTGGGTGTCTTTGGCGCTGTTGCCGAACCTCTCCTGTGACTTGATCGCCGACTCGACCCGGGTGGCGTAGTCCTCGTAGTCCTTGCCGGTGGCCTCCACGGCGGTCTGGAGCTGCTGGTGGGCGGCCTGGTCCTTGGAGCCCAGCGCCGCGAGCCCCACGCCGACGCCGGCGAGGGCGCCGCCGACGCCCATCATGGTCGTGCCGATCTGCTTGCCGTGCTGGTTGATCGTCTGCAGCGCTGTGTCAACACCACTGAGCGCCGAGCCGAACGGCCCGAGCACGCCCGACTGGTTGAGCGCGCCGAGTACTCCATGGAACGCGTCGCCCATCGACTTGGCGACGGTCTGCCCGGCGGTGCCGACCTGCTTGACGCTGTCGCCCAGCGCCTTCATGTCGGCGAGGAACTTGACGGTGACTGAGGGCCCAGCCATGGCTTACCGCTTGTTGGCGGCCCGAGCTATCTCGGCGGCCTCCTGCTGCATGAGTCGGACCATGGCGGCGAACATCTCGTCGCTCAGCTCGTCGAGGTCGGCAGGAAGGCACCGCCAATAGCGACAGAATCGAGCGGTGGAGTCAGCGATGCTCCGTTCGTAGGGTCCACCTCTTCGACTTCGACCTCCACCTCGTACGCGTGCATCCATAGCGACCCGGGATCGCGGCCCGGGTAGTCGCGCAGCAACGCACGGAAGGCGATGACCCTGAACGGCTGCTGCTGGACCAGCTCGCCGAAGGGGATGCCCGACTCCAGGTGTGCGAGCTGGTCGAGTAGCCGCTGGCTGGGCAGCCGGCGGGTGAACGCTCCGGTGACAGAGATGATCGACGGCAGCGGCTCGTTGGGGTCGCTGCTCATGCGATCCCAAGCGCCCAGGCTGAGCCGGTGTAGTGAGCGGCCTGGTGGTCGGCGGTGAGCACGTACTGGCCGGTCGTCCACGCGGTGGCGGGATTGGCGACGACACCGGCGAGCGCGGCGAGGTTGGCAGGCGGGCTCGCGCCGGTCGGCGTGAAGTAGCCGGGCACACCCGCGACGGCGCCGGTGGCAGCCACAGCACCATGGTCCACGGTGGGCGGTGCGGTGAGGTCCCACTCGATCGCGCACTCCGACGCGGCGCCGGCGTCACCGACCATCTGAGGGAACGACGTCGGCACCACGGCGCCAGAGATGATCGGGTTGCTCGCCGAGGCGACCCGGCTGGAGAAGGGGCGGGCCTTGAACGTGGCGAGCTGCCCGCTGGCCTTGTACGCAGCCACAGCGGCGGCCAGGGTGTCGTACACCACGCCCACATCGAACGACTGGTAGAAGGTGACTTTGAGCGTCCACTTCTCGGTGCTGGGGTAGTCCACGCGGGAGCACATCGTGGTGACTGTGACCTTCTGCACATCGACGGCGGCCGCCTCGAGGTGCTTGACGAAGCAGCGGAGGTTCACCCCGTTCAGCTCGAAGTAGGCGTCGTCAAGGATTAGCGGCAGCCCGGCCGGTGGGGTCGGGTCGCCGGTGGCAAGCGGCTCGGGCGCCGGCGCGCTCGGGGGCGTGTCGGTCATGGTGTCGGTCATGGGGTGCCTCCTGTCCAGGGGTAGGTCTCGATGGATTGCTCGACGGCCTGCTCAGCCGCTTGCTCGTAGCGGCTCTGTGCCTCCATGGCGGTGGGTGTGAGGTAGCGGCCGGCGGACACCAGCTCCCGACCTCGGCTGCCGCCGAACTCGATCCAACCGGCGTAGGGCAGGTTCTCGCCCATCCCGACGGCCCAGCCGCCATCGACCTCTATGAACTCCACCGACTCCTTGAGGGCGCCGGTCAGCACCGGCACCCGACCCTGCACGTCTGTGACGAGCTCGTGGCCGAGCGGGGCGGTGCGCTGCGCGACGAACGAGCCGAGCCCGTTCACCCAACGGTTGAGGTCGGCCGCAGCGGCCTCGGTGTCGATGACCGCTTCGTCTGTCAACGTTCCACCTGCACCCTCAGCGTGATGCGCGCAGCGAGGTAGGTCGTCTTCGACATGGCGAACACGCGGGGTCCGCTCACCGAGTCAAGGGGCCACTGGTTATCGGGGTCGCTGTTGAGCCGCCCGAGCACGTAGGCGACCAGCGACTCCAGCGCGGCGACACCCTCGCCGGGCAAGAGCCTGGAGGCGACCGCGGTGATGATGAGCCGGCCCCACAGGAAGCACGGGGTCTCGAACTCCAGCCAGGGGTCACCCCAGCCGAGCATGAGCGCCGGCGTGGGGATGGAGTCCACCAGGTTGGTGAGCACCTGCGGATCGGTGGGCTGTGCCGGCGCGAGGATCGCACCGAGCTTGGTGCGGCCGTCGAGGACGTTCACGCGAGCCCCCAGGTGGTGCGCAGCGGCAACAGCGCGGCGGCGTGGCGTTCGAACCCCGAGCTGGGCGGCGTGAGGTTGCCGGTCTCTTGGGTGCCGACACCGCCGTTGTAGGTGGCCGGCGCCTTGTACCACTCGACCGCCCTGTTGACGT